GTAGATTTTGCTATAACATCATTGGCTTTCTTTTGTATAGACTTGGGTATTGCTTTACCTATTTGCGCTTGTTCTACTAAGCCATAAAATAATCCACCAGTATTAGCAAGTAAACTAGCTGTTCTTGGGTCCACATCTCTATCTAACATATTTTTAAGCATATTTCCAGCACCTTGCCTGGAAAAATAATAAGTACTACCTACAGCAAATCCAGTAGCGCCAGAAATAGGAACTGTTACAGCCTCTTCTGGTACTAATGCTAATGGTGATAAATTTCCAACTACTGCCGCGCCAGTCATACCAGCCGCCGCTCCTGGTATACCAGCTTCAAATCCTTTTGACATAGAACCAGCTAATTGACCAGATGCCCTAGCTACATACTCTAAAAAGTTATCAGCTTCAATTGGGTCGTTTTGCGCTATCGCTTCATATTGATTATATGCTTTTTTTAAATCTTCAAAATCTTGGCTTCCAGGCACATTATGAAATGAGTCATAAAAAGCTACATCAAAATCTGCGGCTTTTCTGGACCTCTTAAATGACTTCTTAAATGTACCAATAATACCTAAATCTGGTTTTGTAGATACTGGCTTCTTCTGTTCTTCTTTTTGCGCTTCCATCGCATCAAAGATTCTTTTATTGTCAAAACCATCTTTGCGAAGTTTTTGTATCTGATTTAGTTCTTTAGGTGTTTTAAACTTGTCCTCTGGCTCGACAGCAAAATTAGGGTCATCGCCCAATTGCAAGATTTGATTAACCATAGATTCTTGCTTTGCAGTGTCTTGCTTTGATGTGTCAGGACTAGATTTAAAATACTGACTTCTTAAATAGTCTTCAAACTCTGACATACTACTTACTATTTTCTGGGTTTAGTGATTGTATATATGCATCATATTCTGGTTTTAAATTTGCCTTAATAAACTCTTCTTCAACCAAGTTTAGATTTCTATCGTATTTGTCTAAAGCATCTCGAACTAGCCTTTGTATTTCAAATCTAGATAATGAAATTTTCTGTTGTAATTTTCTTTCTTCAATTACAATAGTTTCTAATTCTGCTTCTTTCTTTTTATTATCTGAAACAGTTAATTGTTTGGGTCTATCTTTATAAACCTTTCTTTTCTTTCTCTCGTATTTTGCCTCTATATCTTTTCTTTTCTGTTCTATCTCTACTTTTTCCAAACGTAATTCTTCTCTCTTTTGCTTGTAAGTAATGAAGTCTAGTTTAATCTTAGATTTTCTTTTGGTTTCAGTGTCTTCGTTTTTCTTTACTTTATCTTTTTCTTTTTGTTCTGCTTTCTGCGCTTTTTCTACTTCTTTCTTTGCATCCTCTTCAATCTTAAGGTCTAATTTTTGCTTTGCAAGTGTATTTTCTTTATTACGTCTTTGCTGTTCTCCAAAACCTTCTTCAAAATCTTTCTTTTGTTTTAGCGCTCTTTTATCTGACATGTCAAGAATCTTTGCCCTGGTTGTTGCATCCATTCTTTTCCATTGTTCAAGATACATATTATCTTGTGCGGCATTATTCTGAGATTGGCCAATGTTAGTTGTTACATTATCCTGGCTAGGCATTTGTTTTACCTTACCTTTTTGGCCTAATAAACTTTTAAAGTATGATTCGCTTGGTGCTGTCATTTTAATTTCCATCCTCTCCCTGGCTTAACTTATCTCGGTTTTTCTCTACCCAATCTAAAAATGCACTTCTGTTAGATTTTGTGCTGTCAGTGCCAAATAAAAAATCATCTAATTCATTTTGTCTTTTTTGACTACCATAAGCGCTAACCCCAGTGCTTAATGCATCACCAAAAGAACCAATGATATTATCTCTACGTTGCATTCTGGCTAAAGCATTATTATAATCAATATCACTTATTCCCTGGCTAATCTCTGCGGCGCTTTTTAAAGCATTCATTTTAGAATCTTCATTAGCTAATGCTATTTCTTTTGCCATTCTAGCAAGTTCTAAAGTTGTTTTACCGCCTTGTTTTAACATTTGTTCAGCTGGAATAGCACTGTTTTCCAGTCCTTGTTTAATAGCTAAATTTCTTATATTCTGATTAGTTTCTTTTTGAGACTGTTTAATATCTGTAGCAACATCATTTTTTATATTGTCTCCATATAAGCCATCTTTACTAATTTTCCTTGTTTTATTTAATAATGCTGTAGTATCACTACTTACTTTTCTTTGTGGCGCTTTTGAAAATAGTGACTGCCCAGCTTTTATAAGACTGGGAGCCGCCATTAGTAAAGCTCTTGTATATGGGTCCATAATTAACCTACCTTTGTTCCAGTAAACATGAAGGTATTACCCTCACTATCTTTAAAATAAATTCTTGATTGGTCAGCTGTTGGTTCATTTGGTCCAATCTGACCTCTTTTAATTGTTGTGAAAACAAACTGATTTGTCTTTATATCATTTGACTTTACTTCACCAGTAGTTACCCTGGTCTTCGTAGCCTTCTTTCTAGTTTGTGTAACTTGCTGTACACCTTTATCAGTTTTCTCATCGGCAAATTTTATTCTAGCCATCGATTTCTATCTCCATTTTTCTAATCACTGCAACATTATTATCTGTTGCTGTTTCTAATAATATTGTAATTGCTTTTGCTCTTCCTCCAGCTGTCGGTCTTCTACTTACTATCTTACTACCGCTACTATTATTTGCTGGAAACGTAATTGTAAACAAAGCTGTACCAGTTAATTCACCATCTGCAAAAGCTTTACAAGTAATGACAGATGCACTGTCATAATGCAAATTAATTCTTCTAACGATATTCGCTTTATCGTATTTACCACTAATGTCAATAATCCCAGTTTGGTAGCGACCTTTTACAGTCTCACTACTACTACTATTGTGCATTTCTCTTACTTGTGAAACAAATGCCATTATGGACTCGGATTTGGGTCATAGACTCGAACACTATAAAGGTCTAAGTCATCATTAGCTGTAAAAAAATCTGCTTGTTCAACACTTCCATCATTAAATACCATCTTGGTCCAATCTTGAGTTAATAAATCATAGCAATAAATATTTAAGGCATCATTGCCAAATCGACAAATAAGCCTATCTCTTTTTACGTCATACATTACTTTAGATGATGCAATCGTACTTACACCCTGGTAAACATCTTCTATAGGTTTTGATATTGCTATAAAAGTAAAATCAGGTCTTATCTGATACATATTATCTTTTGAGCAAAAAAATAAATTATCTTTTGCATTTACTATGCTTTGAGAAGCTACACATCCAACACTAGTATTTACTTCAAGCAATGTAAATAAAGAAGGGTCACCCGATGATACATCTAACCTAAAAACACCTCTAGTCATAAATACAACCAGGTTATTTAAAATTCTATTTAATCCATTAATAAAACCACCTTGTTGGTCCAGGATTCGAATAAAGTTAGTAGTCGGTATAATATCAGGTTGGCCAGGTTCACTAAACATAACAAAATCAGGATGGTCCTCAGAATTACCATTTGGGTCTAGCTTAACATTGCCAACAAAATGCATATCCCCAATCATCTGACTGTATTTATATCTTGTATCTACAGTAGCATCTGTGCCTAAAAATGGTGCTAAAAAACTATTTGTATATCCGATGTCATAAAAATGTGCAACTGTATGTGTATTATCTCGTGCAAGAACATAATCTTTATAAACACTTACAAGTTGACCATCGGCATAAGCACTAACATTATCAACTCTTAAAGCTTTACCAACAGATTCTAATACCACTTTTTGACCATTACTTGCATCTACAGCTATATATCCATTTGCCCCATTTATACCAAAGCGGTCTGCATCAGGCATATCATATATTAAAGCTTTGTCATGCCATACAGTATTAAATACTTCAAATGATGCATTACTTGCTGGAGTCTCTCCAGTAAACTGCGGAAGGTTATTTGAACTTCTTTCTCCAAAATAAACTCTATGTATTTTACATGTTTGATTAAAATTATAATCAGGGTTACTTGGTTGAGTTTGCACAGCAACAATACCTTTTTGAAGTAACGCTAAAAATGCTGAACTATTTAATGGGCCATCACTTGCATTGAATGTCCAAGTATTACCACTAGAATTAGTACCATCAATTGCAGTAGTTCCTCCATATATTACTGGGCTTTGACCTGGTCCTTGAAAGGAATCTAAGACTCCATTACTATCTACCATTAAAACATACCAAGATACTCTGAGATTATTATAGGGGATTGTAGTTGTAACATCAGGCATACTAAATACACCAGTATTAGATGAAAGACTACTATAACTATCTATAAACGTATTACTAAATAAGTGACTAGGACCTTCATATACATGCTTATTTTTAACTACAATATTATCAGTGTCATTAGATGTATTTATAGGGACCTCACCAACTTGATAGTAATTATCATCATTGCCAGTTTCCCTATATATTTTTACACTGGTAATTCTAGGATTGAAAGCATACGTTTTATTGGGCGCAGTACCACTGCCTGATTGATTAGGAAATCTTATAGAAATTTTATTGCATTTATTTGCATCCCCAGTATTAACAGTTCTAAATGTAGATTGTAATGGCAGTTCTTGAGAACCATCAAATATTGGATTTAGTTTATAATTGTAAGTGTTATCGGCTAATGTTAATCCAGTATTAGCACCTAAGCTAACTGCTGTTAATAATTGAAAATCTAATTCTGCTGTTGATGGATATGAAGGTGTAGCATCTTGTACAACGTATTCATCTAAAGTATCATCACCTTCAAAAAACTTTCTACTAATATGTTGTAGTATTTTAGTTGAATGAGTCAGGTTGTCAGGAGATATTCTAAAATCTTGACCATGGTCATTTAAATCGACAGATGAAACATCTGCTATTGCGGTCCCTAAATCTTTAGGATTTGTAAAATCACTATCTACTTTTTTTATTTTATTATTTACATCATCAAATCCTACCCATATACTAGGTATAACTGCATTAGCCGTAGTTAAATTTGATGGTGACCAATATTGTAATTGAGTAAGTCTTGTACTAGCAATATCAGTATTACCTCCTCGGCCTTTTTGCTTTGTTAATGTACCAGGAGTATCTAATCTAAAATTCTCATTTACACGAGAGAATTCCAATCCAATATCACTTGGGTCTGCATTCGTGGCTAAACCTTTAAATTCTTTAACCTCTATTATCATTAATAACTACCAGGGTTCATCCTATCAGCAACAAAACTCATACCACCCTGGTCCTTGTTAGCTACTGTACTTCTAGCTTTTTCTCGATTTGCAATATATAAAGAAAAATGATTTTGATATTCTTGGCCGTTGCCAATATCTTGATGTATCATAGCCTTTACATAATCAACTAAGTAATTATGATAAACATCAGATATCTCAGGGCTTACATCTGCAAAATCAAATTGAACACCATTTGTTTGAGCTAACCCACCTAAGCCTAATACATTCCAAGTATTAATAAAGCTGTTCCAAGCAGTTCCATAGTCTAATTCATATTGAGCCGACTCATCACTAGCCTCATAAAAGTTTTCATTATTATTTGTAAAGCCATTTGTTATGTCAGATAATGTTAAAACTCCTGACAATGCATCTTCGTATTCTACTCTTCTAATTGTTGCTGTTGTAGTGGTACTATTTGATTCCCCAATTCTTGATTTTACAACTTTACCAACATCAAAATATTCAGATACAACATTATCAAATCGAACTTGTTTTAAATTAGAAAAAGTTCTAAGACTTGTAGGTACTGCAACATATGATATTGTTAACGTACCACTTTGAACTGGCCTAGGCATTAGATAGAGCCTATCACTTTCAATATAATATTCACAGGGCTCTGATACCCTTACCAAGTTTGTAGTAGAATATCTTGTGTAATCAAGACTATTGCTAATGGCTTTCCTTAAAGGATTAGCCCTAAATATTGGCTGGTCACATAATTCTACAAAATCTTTAGGTAAATAAACATAAGATTTCTCCTGATAAACATATATATTTGTTTTCTTTACAAAACATTTTGTGTAATAAGAAAAATCTTCCTGGGCTTCATCTATATATAATCCAGCTCTCTTATCTAGTTGCCCCATTCTACCTTCAAATGGGACCAAAGCTCTTGCTATTAATTTATCCCATGTCATTGGCCTACTCCAGTCGGTTGTTCGATAGCATATCTATCATTTAACATTTTTATTTGCTCCATTGCGGAAGCTTTTGCTATTTGGGACCTATCAGACTTATTATCCATTCTCCACAATTCTGCTTCTGCTAAATCAATCATAATATCATGCAATGCAGAATTAAGGATTGGCTCTACATTATTAGCTATATCTGTAGGAGTTTTTAAATAATATAAAACTGCATTTGTAAAGCTACCTACAGTTGCATTTGGCCTAATGTTTACATTATTACCAAACACCCAATACACTGGGTTTGTAGAATCAGCACCTAAATATTCATTTTCAAGTTTCTTTACATCTGAAAAAGGTATTCTAATCGCATACTTTGTACCAAGCTGTACTGCACGAATTGAATTACGAATAGGTATTTGACTAGTTTTATTAGTTGCACTACCGCCATCTAAAGTAATTAATCCACCAGTACCACTAATTGTTATTGAATCTTTAAATTCTAGCTCAGTTAAATAAGCTTCATGTAAAAAATTTGCTACCATTCTCTGTGCACTATTTAATGCACTATCTTTAGTAGCTGTATTAAAATTGTTTTCGCCAGTATCTTCTAATCGAAGACCTAACTTTGTATGCATTTGTGCTCTTGTCATATCTTTCAAGAGTTCCCTGGTCCGTAAGAACCAGGGATTAACTCTATCTCTTTTATACTATATTATGATTCAATCGTACCGACCAGGACCCAAGTTACACTTGCTCCTGATGCAGATGTCTTGATGTAAGGTTTACCAGCAGTTGCATCAATATAAAGTGAGCCTTTTGGACTCGCTTTCATATCACCTGATGCTCCAGTAGTTGGGGCTCCAGCTCCAGTAGCGAAATCAACGCCACCCATTGAGAAAACTGAAACACCACCAACATCTTTAGATATACTACCTACAGACTTCTT